CTAAAGGAACTGGAACATCAGGTTCTGTTGGAATGATTGTTCAAGGTTTAGTTAATGGAGCGCAATCAGTTACAAGTAACGGTATAGCTGCATACTTAACGACAAGTGGAAACATAACAACAACAGTACCTACATCTGGATATGCAAGAATAGTTGGTTATGCATACAGTAGTACAATATTTTATTTTGACCCAGATAAGACTTGGGTTGTAATAGCAAATCCATAAAACTTTCATTATGGAATTTATAAATCGTAATCTTACATTTACTGAAAATTCTATATACTATATAGATCCAGACACACAAGAAACTCATTATATAATGATGGATTGGGAGAAACCAATTATGAAAGCTCATGCTGATTATATTTGTTCAAATGGTGGGGATATTTTAGAAATAGGTTTTGGTATGGGAATAAGCGCAGATTATATACAAGCTAATAATATTAAATCACATACTATTGTAGAGTGTCATCCTCAAGTGTATAATAAAGCACAAGAATGGGCTGAAGACAAACCTAATGTAAATATTATTTTAGGAGATTGGTATGATGTAAGAAATTTTTTAAACGCATATGATGGATTATTTTTTGACACGTGGGGATATAATAAAAACGGTGCAGAGTTTAAAGATATAATTAAATATTTGATGAGAAAAAATGGGTTAGCAACTTGGTGGAATAGTTATAATAAAGAAGACAATCAGCTGGGTATAAAAGCTGATAGTTATAATATTATACCAGTTAAACCTAGTCCTAATTTATATTTTAATTATTCAGAATATTATTTACCAAAAAAACAATTTTAATTATGGCTGAAATTACAGTTAACGTAACGTCAAATAGACAAGGATCTGTTTTAAAAACAGGTAGTGCTGCTCAAGACTGGGATGATGTAATTAATTCAAGTTCAGGAACAACAGTAAGCTCAGGTGTTAATCAATCTATAGCTATAAGAGCGCAATCATTTGTTGACAGAGGAAGTAACGAAACTTTTTCATGTACGAGATCATTTTTTTACTTTGATTGTAGTTCACTACCATCTGGTGCTACAGTAACCGCAGGAACTTTTACGGTTAATGGAGTTGGTAATTCAGGAACTAACGCAGTAACATTAATAGAATCAAACAAAGCTTTTGGAACTAACGGAGGGTCAGCTTTAAGTGTTAACGATTTTGATACAGCGGCTTTTGAAGATCAGTTCTCATCTGACTTAAGAGGTAGTGATACTCTAAATACATGGAATGCAGGCACAGGTAATTCAGGAGAAAATGATTTTCAATTAAACTCTACAGCTATTGGTAAAATTAACAATTCAAATCCTAAACAATTAGTTTGTGCTTTAGTTAATTTTAATTTTGATTATAGTGAAGATTCACCAGGTTCAAACACTACAGCAACCAATGGTGTTTATTTTAATACTTCTGGAAATTTTATGCCCAAATTACAATTAGTTTATGATGAAGGCGGTTATGGAAACACTATAAATGGTATTACACCAGCAGCCGCAGCTTCGTTTGATGTGTGGCAAGTAAACCAATATAATCTAAAGGGTAGTGAAACTCCATTAGCAACTGCCGTCAATGGTATAGAATAATTAAAAAAAAAGTATTATCTTTGTTCAAATATAAATAATTTAAATAAAATCAAATGAAAAATTTAACACAAGAAGAATTACAGTCAGTACAAGACATTCACAACGGATTTAACAAAGCAAAAATTGACTTAGGTGATCACGTTTTACAAAGAGAAGCTTTGATAAAAAACGTAGAAAACATAAGACTAGAGTTTGCACAAATTGAAAAAGATTTAATAGACAAGTACGGAAAAGACTCTGTTATTGATTTAATGACAGGTGAAGTAAAGTCTAAAGAAGAAGTTGATGCAACTGCTAAAGTAATAGAAAAAGCAAAAGCTGATACAGACGATCATAATAAAAATCTTAAAAAAGCATAATGTCTAAAATAAGCAATCAAGGCGCATACCCTGCTTTATTACAACCAACACTAAATGACTATTTAGTTATAACTGATTTTGATAATAAATTACAAACAAAAACTGTTACTTTAAATTCAGTTAAGAATTTGTTTGATGTTAGTTATGGTGATGTTACAATAGAAATAACTTCGGCAGAATTAAAGGCTTTGTTAGCTACACCTAAAACTTTAATAGCTGCGCCAGGCGTAGGAAAAGTTCTTGATGTGTTAAGCGTTTTTGCTTATATGGATGCTGGAAGCGCTGCTTATGATTTTGCTGACCCTGTACAAGTAAAAATGGGGACTTCTGCTTGGGCAAACGTTCCTACAGCATCAGTAATGAACTCAGCAGTAGACGCAGCTTTTCATTTTCAAAAACAAACTCTTGCTTGCCCTATTAATACATCTATTGTATTTCAAGCGCAAGGTCAAGAAGCTACAGTTGGAAATGGAACAATGAAAATCAATCTACGTTTTAGAACATTAGATTTACAAACATTCTAAAATGGTTATCAGAAAAATTTCTATAGGAGCTGATTATAAGTCAGGTGCAATGCACTATATAGTTGGCCAAGAAGTTTTAGGAGGTAAACATAAAATTCATCTTATTCAAAGTGATACGGAAACTAAGTCATATAAAATTTGGGTTGAAAAAAATTCTGAAGTTTTAGTTTGGAAAGAATTTAAAACAACACTTCCTATATCATTAGAGTATAATATAAACTTTTAATGAAGTCCCCTTTTTCTTTTATTGTAAAACCTATTAATAATAGGCGTTATTCTAACGTCAAAAATATAGGTGGCTTAGATTTTATAACTAGTACTTCAGAAGAAGACCATACTGTTTCTAACAGGTATGCAGAAGTTGTTGAAACTCCAATAAATTATACTGGAGAGGTTGAGGTAGGTGACACGTTGTTAGTCCATCATAATGTTTTTAAATTTTATAATGACATGTATGGAAGAAGAAAAAGCGGTAAAAGTTTTTTTAAAGATGATTTATTTTTCATAGACCCTGATCAGTTTTTTTTATTTAAAAGAGATGGTAAATGGAAAGGCTATCATAAATATTGTTTTGTAAAGCCTAGTTCAGCAAAAGATAGTTTTGTAAAAAAGTCTGGAGTTATAGAGCCTCTTATGGGAGTGTTAAAATATTCTAACACACAGCTTGAGAAGTTAGGTTTAAAAGTAGGAGATGAAATATCTTATCAACCAGAAAGTGAATATGAGTTTAATGTTGATGGAGAGGTATTATATAGAATGTTTACAAACAATATAACTCTAAAACTAAATGGATAGTAAAGTTATTAAACTTCAAATTATAGAAGCAGGAGAAAAAGCTGTTATACAATTAATTAAAGTTGCAAAAGAAGATATTATTAAATATAATACTGAAGATGAATTGGCAGCTGATAGATTAAAGAATGCAGCGGCAACAAAAAAACTTTGTATAATGGATGCTTTTGAAATTATAAAAAAAATAGACGAAGAAAGAGCTATGCTAGATGGGGTTGACATAAAGACAACTAATACACCAAAAGGATTTGCAGAGTCAAGATCAAAATAAAATATATCACATAGTCAATAAGTTAATTCCTAAGTCTGTTATTTCTAATAAAAATAAAGCAAAGAATTGGCAATACGGATATAATGATAAATACAATGTAGTTGTCATATCTAAAGACGGTACTATAGGCGATATATATAATATAAACAATTTATTAGTTGCACTTCCTGCAACTCCAAAATTAACTTCAAAAGAAAAAAAAGAAAAACAATTCTGGAGAGCAAAACCTATTCAAAAAGATTTAAAAAAAATTCAATCAATATTTCATTGGCATCAAACATCTCCACAGTTTAAAGCTAAATGGGTTGATTATATAGAAGGAGAATTTGATAAAAGAGAACAAGGAGATTGGTTTTTAAATAATGGTATTTCTACATATATAACTGGAACACATTATATGTATTTGCAATGGACTAAAATTGATGTAGGTAATCCTGATTTTAGAGAAGCTAATAGAATTTTTTATATATTTTGGGAAGCCTGTAAAGCTGACTCAAGAAGTTTTGGAATGTGTTATTTAAAAATAAGACGTTCTGGATTTTCTTTTATGAGTTCGTGTGAGGGAGTTAATCAAGCTACTATAACAAAAGATGCTCGTATAGGAATATTATCTAAAACAGGAGCGGATGCAAAAAAAATGTTTACAGATAAAGTTGTTCCTATATCAAATAACTATCCTTTCTTTTTTAAACCGATTCAAGATGGTATGGACAAACCTAAAACAGAATTAGCTTATCGTGTTCCAGCATCTAAGATTACTAAAAAAAACATGTATGACACAGGTGATGAAGAGCTAGAGGGTTTAGATACAACTATAGATTGGAAAAACACTTCTGATAACTCATATGATGGGGAGAAATTACAATACTTATTACACGATGAAAGTGGTAAGTGGGAAAGACCTGAAAACATATTAAACAATTGGCGTGTTACTAAAACATGTTTAAGATTAGGAAGTAAAATAATAGGTAAATGTATGATGGGTTCTACATCAAACGCATTAGACAAAGGAGGGGCAAATTTTAAAAAATTATTTGAAGATTCTGACTGTAGT